TAACAAGCCAGACGAACCGATCACAAGCGCTCCAGCGTCGGACGGCTTCGAAATTCCTGAGCCGCCAGAGGAATGGCATTACATCGCCAAGAAGTTCTATTTGGCGGCGCTCGAATCCGGCGAATCCTATTTCTGGGAGCCGTCGGATGTGATGCAGCTGTTCCTGACGTGCGAGTCCATTTCGCGTGACCTCAAGGAACAGTTNGTCGGNATCAACGAGCGCACCGGCGAAGAGCTCTGGCGCAAGGTCCCGCTCAAAGGCGCCAACCTGGCCGCCTACCTGAAGTCCTTCACCTCGCTGGGCATCGCGGAGGGCGACCGGCGCCGNATGGGCATCGAGCTGACCCGCGAGTCGATGGTTGACCCTGACGAGGAAGCGGCCGATGACATTGTCATCCGAGCAGCAGAGCGCTTCGGTAGCGCCAGCTGACCGGCTGATCACNCTTCCCGACGGGCTGCCGAAACTGACNCTCGGCTGGGAAGTGGTGCGGGCCGCAGCGAAGTACCTCCGGCAACCTAGNGGTAAGCGGGCCGGGCAGCGCTTCGAGTTCACCGACAACCAGATCAAGTTCCTGCTCTGGTGGTACGCCGTCGACGAAGACGGCCAGTGGCTGTACCGCTACGGCGTCCGTCGGCTGAGCAAGGGACCGATCGCTCACACCACCCCTGTGATGACCCCGCAGGGATGGGTGAAGCACGGGGATCTGCGTGTCGGCGACGAAGTGTACGCCCTGGACGGCTCGATCACTCGTGTCATCGACGTCAAGCCTGAAGTTTACGAAGACTGCTACGAGCTGACATTCCGCGGTGGAGAGACGATTGTTTGTACCGGCTCTCACCGCTGGGAGGTCGACGAGTTCGTCGGGCGGTCGCAGCGTGTGCGCCGGGTTGTCACTACGGCGGAGATGGCCGAGCTCGGCGTCACCTATGAGCGGCCGCTCACGCGCGGCAAAACCAAGGCGTCCAAGGGCGGCGTCGGGCGCTGGTGGGTACACGCGAGCCCGGTTATTGACGGCCCGACTGTTGATTTGCCGATTTCTCCGTATGTGCTGGGCTACTGGCTTGGCGACGGGGACAGCGACGCTCCGCGGATCATGGTCGGGGCTGAAGACCTCTCGTTCGTGCTGCACCAGCTGGCCGCCGAGGGGGTCGAGGTAGGCGAGCCGAAGCCGACTAACACAGCCTACCGGGTTAGCTTTGGCCGCGGCCACGCCAAGGTGTCCTTGCGCGAGCTTGGGGTGCTGCACGACAAGCACATCCCGACGCAGTACTTGCGTGCTTCCGCGGAACAGCGTTGGGCGCTCCTGCAGGGCATCGTGGATTCCGACGGGTCTGTGACCAAGACCGGCTCCGTCGAGATCTCCGTCAAGTCGACCAAGCTCGCGGACGACATCTTCGAACTCGCGGTGTCGCTGGGGCTCATGCCGACCAAGACCGTCAACGCGGCCAAGCTTTACGGCAAGGACTGTGGTACCCGCACCCGGATTCGGTTCACTCCGCAGCCGGGAGAGGTCGTCGCGAGGCTTCCCCGGAAGGCAGCCAAGATTCGCGCGGCTGCTGAGCGCAGGCATGCGCAGCCGTTCTCCCGATCGCGCACCATCGTGTCCATCCGAAAGGTCGACACAGTGCCCGCTCGGTGCATTACGGTGGCCCACCCGTCGCACCAGTACTTGGTGGGGGAGCACAACATCCCGACGTGCAACAGCGGTAAGTCGCCGTTCGCTGCGGTGCTGGCGCTGGCGGAGTTGTGTTTTCCGGTCCGGCTCAAAGATTTCGACCCGAAGCGCCCGGGCGGCTGTGTTGGTAAGCCGGTCGACATGCCGCTGGTCCAGATCGTCGCGACGAACAAAGACCAGACGTCTAACACGATGCGTAACGTCTGGGCCTACGCCCACAAGGGCAGCCGCATCGTTGAAGAGTTCGGCCTGGACATTGGCAAGGAGCAGTACTACCGGCCCCCGGCGGGAAAGCTCGAGATCAAGACGTCCTCGGCGCCCGGTATCGAGGGTGCGCTGCCGACGTTTCTGATCGCCGACGAGACGGAGCACTGGAAGGCTTCCAACGGCGGNCACGCCCTGATGAACACCATCCGCGGTAACNTCACCAAGTCCGAAGGNGCNCGGATCCTCACCACCTGCAACGCCTGGGTGCCGGGTGAGGACTCGGTCGCGGAGCGGGACTGGGAAGACTGGGTCCTGCAGCAGGAAGGCCGCTCCCGGGCCAAGGCAGGGANTCTGTATGACGCCCGCGTCATTCCGGCCGACNTCGACTGGGCCAACCCGGACGAGCTGCGTAAGGGNCTCGAGTTCGTCTATGACGACTGCTACTGGGCNCCGATCGACGCCATCATCGACGAGATCTACAGCCGCGTGTCGGAAGACCCGGCCAAGTCGACCCTCGACGAGTCGATGCGCAAGTACGGCAACCGTCCGACGGCGCGCAGCAACGCCTGGGTCACCAAGGAGCAGTGGGAGCGGCTGGCCGCGGACGGGCACACCGAGCTTGGCCACCAGCCCTACCGTCGCGNGAAGCCGGGCGAAGAGATCGTGATGTTCTTCGACGGCTCGCTGTCTCGAGATGCCTCGGCGCTTATCGGCTGCTGTGTCGAGGACGGCCATGTGTTCACCNTGGGGATCTGGGAACCGAACGGGGTTTCNCACGACAAGGACAAGCGCGAGACCGTCAACATTCACGCCGTCGACGCAGCGGTTGAAAAGGCGTTCCAGACCTACAAGGTTGTCGGCTTCTTCTCCGACGTCAAGGAGTGGGAGCACTTCGCCAAGGTGGAGTGGCCGCGGCGTTACGCCGACCAGCTCGAGATTCACGCCGTTCCGGGCGGCAAGGACCCGCAGCCGGTCGCGTGGGACATGCGGAGCAAGGTGTACGACTTCGGCTTGGCGTGTGAGCTGACCCGCGGTGAGATCGAGGCCGATGAGGTCGCGTTCACCCACGACGGCAACTCGGCGCTGCAGCGGCATGTGATGAACGCCGTCGTGCACATCAACCGGTTTAACACGGAGTCCATCTCGAAAGAGAGTCCGGATTCTTCTCGAAAGATCGACGCGGCCGTCGCAATGATCGGCGCCCGCATGGTCAGACGACTTCTCCTGGCCGAGCGTGCAAAGGGAAACAAGAAGCGAGCAGGCCAACTCTGGTTCTGAAAGGGCGGTGTTAATGGCTGAGCCACGCGTGTCCGCCGCGGAGCGGAAGGCTGCCCTTGAGGCCGCGGAGGATCTGTTCGAGCGGTGGCGTAGGGAGCGGGNNCGGCTTGACTGGCTCGACTTCTGGGCGCACTGGAGGCAGGAGCCGGTCAGGATNCCCGGCACGGCCACCGAAGAGCACAAGAAGCTCGCCGAGCTGTCCAACTCGCCCTGGCTTTGGTTGGTGGTCAACTCTGTCGCGCAGGGGCTGCGGGTCGACGGGTACAAGTCCTCGNACGACGCCAACCCTGGCGACGAGAACGCCNGGCCGTGGGAGNTGTGGCTGGCCAATCGACTCGACCGTCGCCACGGACAGATCAACAAGGCGGCGCTGGNCTANGGGTATGCCTTCGGTCTCGCGTTGCCGGGTGAGGACCGTGACGGCCCACGATCAGTGCTGAAGCCGATCAGTCCGCGGTGGGCGTANGCCGTCTACCAGGACCCGGCCTGGGACGAGTGGCCGATGTATTGGCTGCAGGTTCACGAGGCCCCGGNCAGGCACTTCCTGCTCGAGCTCTACGACGAGAAGTTCGTGCACCGGATCGACATGCCGACGGATGGCGGGGANCCGGAGTACATCGAGCCGCGGATTCACGGCTTCTACCACCCCCCGGTCGTGCAGTTTGGCATGCCGGACATCGACGGCCGCTGCTACGGGCAGGTCGAACCGTTCATCGGCCTGGTCAAGCGGTTGAACAAGACCACTTACGACCGTCTGCTGGTCCAGCACTTCGAAAGCTGGAAGGTCCGTACTGCGGTAGGCCTGGAGAAGCCCTCTGACCCGGAGAAGATGCAGCAGTTCATGATGC